CACCAATTCGGCAATCATCAAAACTGCGCCAACATAACCAATTTGCCAGTTCGGGAGTGTGGACTCAAAGCCTGTAAACACAAACGAACCTTGCTCATGGATGTACAGAGACAAGTAGTTGGTGTTCAGGAAGTACACAGTACCTTCAGGACAGTATGGGTCTGGATAGATTGGAACGCCAGCAACCATCAGCGCACGGAATGCGGCTTGAGGGCCATTTGCGTCACCGTCAAAGCCAGCACCAGGGGTGATGACATATTGCTCTTGACCAACAAAGTCTTGAGCTAACAGTGTCCAAGTACCAAAACCGCAAACACCGAATGAAGGCATTTCAGCACCGTTCTTCACAGTACCAGAAATGTATTGCAGGATGTTTTGACGGGTTGGGTTCACAGAGCCAGCGGCATACTGTGAAGATTTCCACCAAGTGTAGGTAGTACGGTCAATGTTGCCGTATGTACCAGAGTTGGCAACAGCAGCGGGTAAACCGATGAACTGTTGTGTGTTGGTGGTGTTGGTGTACAAAGCGGTAGCCATTGCATCCATCATGACGTTGGTCGCATCGTTCATACGAGCTTCAATCAATGGAATGATGGCAGCGTCTTGCTGAACTGCGCCTTCCATACCGAGGAACGGCACGGGAGAAATCATCAGTTTCAGGTCGAACTCAGCGTTGTAAGCACCTTGCTGGACTGACGGCTGGGCAAAAGAGCCAGAGTAGTCAGACCATTGAGCGTTCACAAACTGTGCGCCTTGGACAGGAACGGTTACAGAAGAAACACCACCAGAAGCTTGCTGACTGTTGGCAATCAGAGCCGCCATGAGGGGTGTCGAGTTGTAAAGCTGGACAACCAGCTTGGGGATGAAGGCTCTACGAGTAACGTAGGTCAGTTCGTTAAACTGTGCTGACCCTGTTGCTGGTAGGATGCCGCCGCCAATAGCCATAAGGCCTCCTTAAAAAAAACAATACCCTCTTACAACCCAATAGGACGCTGCGGTTTACGCAGGTCATTGAGCGCATTCATTGCCTCGTTACGAGCAGCGGCGGCTGGATTCTTCCAATACTTGTTCAAGTCAAATTGCTTGACAGCACTTGGGTTGTATCCAGTTGAAGTAGGCACTGCTGCTTGCTTCATCCACTGATGGTACTCGGCTGCTGTTTCGTGGTTTGTGATGCCACGCTCCAACATGATTTTTTCTACATCATCAACTTCTGATTCGTTAGAAATCAAACCCTTCTTCATCAAAGACTGACGGCGTTTTTGCAATTCTTCAACTGCATCACGCTCACGCAACTTGGCTTCTAAGGCTTGCACACGGTCTTCAGACTTGCTGACGGCACGGTGCGTATAGTCTTCGATGTCAAGTTCAGGGATGGGCAAGTCAGGTTTAACCTTCTTGGTCATCCGCAGAAAGTCTTTGCGAGTGTCAGGATTTTCCGCAAGAGTTTGAGCAAGCTGCGCCAACTCGTCACGGGCTTCTAAGGACAGATTTTCTAATGACATATTTTTACCCTCTTTATACGATTAGATAACTTTTTTACCGTCACCAGGCTTTTGAACAGCCATGCCAGTTTTGCCAACTTTGTTGGGGGCACTCAAGCCACCGAGTTGAGAAAAACGAGGAGTGTTGGTGATAACGCCATTTTGCTGATTGTTGTCAGTAGGGCGGCGGGGTGCGGCTGCGCCACGGGGCTTGAATAAGTCCATGATGTTTCCTTACATTGGGGGAGGAGGAGGCATACCACCAGCTTGGGGCATACCAGGAATAGGTGCTTGTGCCATTGCTTTGCCTTCAGGAGTAGCACCACCCGCCTGAGGTAAAGTTTGGAGCATCTGAAGAATTTCAGACTGCTGGAGTTCGTTGGTCTTGCCTTTTCGTGGGCCTATCAGACCGCTGAGTTGGCGAATGGCGTTCAAGGCTTTTTGTCCCTCGGCAGATTCTGAGCCTAGAGCGGGGAGAGATTGCTCCAACAAGTCCATTGCCATACTGATGTTGATGAGAGCAGCTTCTTTGCTTCCCATCTTTGGTTCAGGCGTAGACATGGGAGATGCCATCGGAGGTGTTTCGGCATCAGACATTGCGCCAGTTGGCAATTCTTCAGGCATAGGAGAAGCAGCACCCGCTGAACGGTTGCCTTTTATTAACTCCATCAACTTATCTGGTGGAACACTCATAATCACTCCTTGGCGTGTTTGTAACCACTTACTTACACTTTGTCAATAGGCGAGGGACATTTTATGTCAGTCCCCCAAAGACAAATCCTTACGGATTACTTGCGGCTTTTACGGCCTTTACGAGCTTTACGCATGGTCTTCTCCAAGGTTAGAGGCGGCGAACTATTTGAAAAGGGAAGTAAGCCACACCCTTATTACCCTTTCGGGCAATTCTTATCTGCGGTGTTTACGGCCACGTTTTGCTGTTTTGTACATGTTCAACTCCTGGTTGGTGAACGGTTGGAATCACGCTGACTCCTTCCATACGAGGTTTTATACCCAGTTTGACGCATTGTCAAGTTAGGGCTTGCTTCGCTTCTTTTCAGCGAATCTGTTGATGCCCGTGGCTGGTCAGCTTTGGGGGCTGTCATTGCTTGTTTTGCCATCATCCCACCTTCTTTAAGTCAGGTTTACCCTCTGCTTTGGGCGGCTGCTGTTGCTTTTGAGCTTGTTGTTGAGCTTGAGCTTTTGTTTGTTTCTCTTCCATTTTTTTCAACCGTTCCTTGAGCAATTGTTTCATTGGCGGCTCAATCAAGTCAAGCAAGGATTCTTTGTCGATGACCTGCGCTTGGAACAATTCAAACGCCAATTTACGGCTGTCTTCCATGAAGATGGGTGAATTGGAGTGAGCGTCCACTTTCACCACGTAGTCCTTGGTGAATTGCTCAGGAATAAATTTTCTGCCTTCAGTGTCTGTCAAGTGTGTCTTATCGTAGGCTTGCATACACTTGAGGTACAGGGTTGCCAATTTTTCTAAGCTGTCCTCAATGACAAGGGCACGTTTCTTGGCACGACTTGAACCCAGACGAGCCAGTTGAGATGCGTGACCAGACGAGCGTACCCCTGCTTCGCCTCGGCCTTGCAAGACGCTGACGATACCAGATGCCTCTTCAAACATCAGGTCAATCTCGCCAATCTCTTTGAACAAGTCTGGCGGCATAGTGGGTGCTAACTTCTCGACTTTGGCATTGGGCATGTCGGTTGCTAGCAAACCGCCAGCACGGTTGAGAGCAAAGTTCTTCTCATCCAGAATGCCAGTAAAGCCAATCAGGGCGGTAGGTGGACTGACTTGTTTGGACAGCATGTCCAAAATTTCAGTCATACGCTTATTGCGTAGCTGCTGGAGATATACCAGACGGTGAACTTCGGATGAACCCCAATAGTAGTCGTACAGTGGGTTAGGACAAATTTGGACAAAAGGCAACTCGCCTTTCAAGAACATGGACTCGCCTGGTCGGTCATAGATGATGACATCAGGGTCAGCTTTGGTGACACACTGATAGTCTTTGGTTTCATCGTTCCACACCCACAACTCTGTCATCTCTACTGTGTCTTCAGCAACAGTGGCTTTGTAGTTGGGGTTGCCGTTCAGGTCAAGATTGACGTTACCGTACATGGTTGGGTTGGACGCAGACAAGATAATGCGCTGTACGCCATTGGCTACTTCTGTACGCTCATGTTGTGTTGACATCACCCGCTTGACAATTTCTTCTCGCTTGGGGTGACTGTACAGACGGTCATACAACTCGGACTTGGTGATGTAGTAAGTCTGGACGATAGCTTCTTGTCTGTCAGAGTAGGGAGTGTCTTCTCGCAACACACCTATGCAAGCTGGCTCAACCATGTAGGGGTGGATGCCGTTGTTCATCACAATTTTGACAAAGGTGGTGTTGTAGCAAAGTGCCCACGTGACAGCGGTGGAGAACACTTGGTCAGCGTTGGAATTTAACCACTCGTCATGGAGAGCTTTTGTCAGAGCGGGAATCTTGATGTGCTCTTGGTCTGGGACTGCCGCACCAGTGTTGATGCTGAACCTTGTTGTCTCTGCTGAGTAGAGGAACGAGGTCAGTTGGTCAATGTGAGGATAAATCTTGTTGTATAGGGCGGGGACTTCATCTGGCCCATTTCCAAACAAGTAGTAAGAACGCAGAGAACCGTAGGTGGGTTTTCTTTCTTCACGGCTGACCAAACATTTTTGAATCAGGTCTAAGTAAAACCGCTCACGGTCAACTGGGTTCTTGGGTATTCTCATCGCTTCACCTGTAAGTTTTCGTGGTCATTCATAACCACAGACGCTTTTGGCCCTTGCAAGTCTCCCGCTGCCTTGGGGTTGATTCCGACCGATTCTCCCGCAACAGATTTGAATTGTCCACCCATCACGGACTTCATGTTGATGTTGCCCCCGCCGCCCCAGATGACGGAACTGCCAGGACGGGTTTGTGGAGCATTATTTGAATTCTGAGCTTGCATAGCGTCTGTAGCTTCTGCAAATTGCTTGTCAGTGAGCTTATTCTTGCGTTTCATGTAGCCAGTTTGGTGCTCACCCGCTTTTGTGGACTTGATGTCCGTCATATCGTACTCAATAGCCAGTTGCTTGAGGTTATTGTCGGTTGCAGCCGTTTTTGCCGACCTTGTACCCACTGGTTTGAGGTGAACAACCGATAATTCCCCTTTGCAGTGCTTCATGGGGCATACAGCCTCCCATGCTTCAAAGATTCCGTGGTTTGTGCAGTAATAGTCTCTCAAAATACCCATAGTTACCCCCTTAGTGCTTCGTCAAGTGAAATTTCGCTGTAATCGTGCCTGTTTGTCATCCCAACCTTGATTTTTATGCCGTCTGACGTTACTTGTAGCCCCATTTTGGGCATAAACACGGGCTGAGATTCTTTCCTGTAGTCCACATAGCGGGTGTTATCCCGCCTCTTCATAACCTTCACGTTCCCTGCTTTCCACTGTTGGTAGGCTTTACTTACCCTGCGCTGGACGTTTTCGGTCAGTGGTTCACGGTTGTAGATGAATACATCGTGGAAATGCCCCGTACTTATGCCAGCAAGTTCGGCAAAAAGGGCGATAGAGATGCCTCTTTCCTTGTCAGCGTAGAACCGCTGCATGTGTTTTGTCAGTTCACGCTTGGACAACGGGGTCATATCTGTACTCCAGTGTGTAGCCAGTACTCTGCAACCAATCCAAAAACTCAACCTCGCCGTGTGAGAGAGCGGGATTGGCAGGAACAATGACGTGGTTAGTGTCTACTAACTTTCTTGTCTGGGCGTGGTGACCAAGCAACCCGCCAAAGTTAAAGCCATCTTCGTGAAACCCACGCCCGACATACTCCATGCTGAAGTGTTTTGCAATGTCATCAGGGCAATACTTATAACCATAAGATTGAAGGACTGGCTTCAATATGGCTGAAAGTTGTGCATCCTCATTCCAGCCGTGTATTTCATTGCTGTTCAAGTGCACGATGCCGTGTTTGTTACAGGCTTCTAAGAATCTGCGGCTACGCAGGGAGAAGCCACCATTCTGGACAACCTTGACAGGCTCTGTTGCCTGAGTCCACGCAAACTTGAGGTACAGATGCCCGTCACCAAAAGCGCAGTGTGAGGGTGCGCCTATGTAATCGTAGTCATAGTATTCAGGCTTGAAGTTCTTGCCGTTCAACACCCAGCCATCATCTTGCACGACAAGGCAGTAGTCTGTCTCTATAAAGGCGTACAGGCTGTGCATCATGAAGAGGGAATACCCAAGGTAGTCTATGCCGTGACAACGCTTCCAGACCACATTGCTTGGCAGGCTGGGCGGCTCTTCCAATGAAATAAGTAAGCCCTTACTACCAGGCAACTCCTGCATACTCTTAACGATGGAGGGTATGGCAGATGCGCCGTTGTTGTGACCGTAGACGGAAACAATGGTGAGTTGGTCATGGTTCATTGTCCGTATCTTTCAATGTAACTTATCAATCCAGAAATTTTGTTCATATCATCTTTCATCAAACCAAGAGCCACATTGCAGCTTCTGCACAAGATTG